CGAGTCTGCCCTTCAATACTGCTAGGATCGCAACCAAATTTCCTACAAAAAGAACCTAGACCATTATAACGTTTTGTAGTGGTCCACTGAATAAGACCATAACCACCACGATAGCAACGTTCATAAGGAACTCTGGCGCCACCTTCACAGATATTGGGATGGAAATTGCTCTCAGACTTAATGTTACCCATGATTGTTGCTAGGGCATTTCGATCTGAAATATTTGTTTTTTCTTGAAGTTCCCGAAGAACATACTTTTCATTGATGTTACATCCAGGGCACTTCCAAGACTTCTCAACCACTTCGATTGGAATTGCTTTACCCTCATTGACTTTTACATCTACCATAGCCACCTTTGGTGGTGCTGAGATTTCACTGATTGATGGGTAAGCACATGCTCCAACAGGAACTGCAAGAAGTGAGAGAATGGATAATTTTTTAAGCATTAAAATTAATTGAATTCGACATCCTAGTAAAAGTAAAATCTTTTCTAGGCTCTACGTCAATATTAAAAAGACCCACCGAAGCGGGTCTACCATAATATACGAGTACTAGACTTTTGTCAAGAAGCTGACTCTTCTTTTGCTTCTTCTACCTCTTCTGCATCTTGTGGGAGAGGAACACCACACTGCTGTAGATATTCAACTGCGCCTTGGACTTTCAGTAGAACATCTCTTTTAAATTGAAGTTTTTGTTGAAGTTGATTAACTTCACTATTCAATTCTTTTGCCTGCCTGATCAGGCTATCCATGTGAGCTTTTTGATCTTCTGGTTGAGTTGCCATTGTTTTTTAACGATAATTATGAATTATAACACAATATTTATTATATGTCTAAATCATTGGTTGTTCGGATATCATTACTAATTTTATGGATTAGGAAAGTAAATTTTAAAAATTTCTTGTGCTTCTTTGTGTTTTCCTTCGTCACTCAATTGTTTGATTTTTTGCAAGATTTTTCTTTTAAAGTTTGTTGATAATCCTACTACTGCGTCCATCTTTACCTCCTGGACAAATTTAATCTCCTATGTACTCTAAGGAGTAAATATCGTGATCATCAATATCTGGATTTAACCATTCACTAAATTCTGACTTAATCGCATGTGCATCCTCAACACATGCCATGGGATCTTTATTTGGAAGTTCTAATAGAGTGTGGATCCGATCAACCGCCCAGTCATGCGTCTGTTGAAGTGTCTCTTCCAAAGTTGCCATAATCTTTTCGCATGTAGCGTCCTAGAATGTTGCTATTGTAGTACGCTGGGGTTCCGTCGTCAAGCGATTCGATCAGTACATTATTTATGAAAAGCTGTTTCGTTTCTTCATAGTTACACTGACCTTTTGTATCATGCAGGCTCAGTATTTCTCTACTGAAGGTCTCTTTGTTATACTTTTTAATATCTTCTTTTAACTCAGGACAAGAACCATAATACTTTTTCCAATCAGATTCTTGTTTTACTTTTCTTTTCTTTCCTGGTGGTTTTCTAAACGACCAAAAATACTTTCGCCCAATGTACGATCGTCCGTTGGACTTATTGGTAATGAGATAAACAAACCCAAAGTAATCGCCAATATCGATACTGTCAAAAGTTCTGCCATCGTATATCCAAGGATTTTCATAGCTCATATAAAGTAATCTTATGAGCTATTATTTATCTTTAACCGGGACAAACCTAGTCTAGCAATAAAAAAGCACCCTGTCAAGAGGGTGCTTAGTCTGTTATGATAAATGTATCAAACTCCAGGAAGTTGAGGTCCTGTGCGCTTCATAGCAGATTGTGCTTCATTGGGATTGTTTGTACCTTTTCCCAAATTATAAATCTTCTGAGTCTTTTGTGCCTGCTTATGCTTTACTGGGTCAATAGGTGGCATCATTTGCTCAACAATGCTCTGAATGGTCTCTCCATCCATTTGAGTCATGATGTGATGTGCCTCTTCTACTGAGGAAGCATGACCATCCGACATCAGGTACTCTAGAACAACGTCATAAGCATCAAATTCGACTTCCTCTGCCTTAACCGTTCCACCCTTCTTAAGACCCATTGGAGTGTTCTTCAGACGGACGTTAGCAGGGCGACCAGCACCTTGGTTAGGAACCAACCTACCCATGTGAGAATCCATCTTAACAGGGGTGCTTGGACCAGCGTTCATTTCTGTAACTGATTCAAACTCTTCACCCATTCTACGCTTTGCTTTGTTACCTGATCCTCTATCGGTCTCTGCACCGCGACCCTTTCTACCAGATCTCTTAGGAGCATTAGGTCCAGGTCCGTCAGTTTCTCCAGCAACATTACCCTGAGATCTCATAGAATACTTACTATGGAGACCACTAGCTGCCATACCCTTTTTTCTACCCTGAGTCTGCATCACACGCTTAGCAGCAGAGTGCATTCTTGGTTCATCATACTCTTCACTCATGCGGCTGACAACCTTCTCTGCCTGGCGCTTGATAAATCCCTTGATACCACTCTTTGCCCTCTTCTTCGCTTCACCAGGTGCTCTCTTAACAGCGTCTGCTGCCTTGGTAACGCTGTGCTGTGCCGCTCTACCTGCTCTTCTTGCTTCGTCCTTGGCGATTGAACCAGCGATCTGAGCACCAGCAACAGCGCCTGCTGCCCTTCTCTTAGCGGTGTCTACGGCACCCTTGGCTGCCTTGGCTACCTCTCCTGCCTTTCTCATGCCATATCTTCTTCTAGCACCTACAGGGGCACCAGACGCTCTTATAGCGGTGGTGTCATGCCCAAAGGTTACCTTTGCCTCATCAATATAAGCGTCTGTTGCTTCCTCTACTAGAGAGTATGCTTCTTCCTCGTCATAACCCTCTTGTACAAGCTCTTCTATCAGCTCATCAACAACTTCATGAATTGTTTCTTCAGTGACAGTATCTTCACAAATCTGTTGATACCTTTCTTGCAATGCTTTTAGATCAGACGATAACATTTTTTTATAGTTATAAGAATTCTTAAAAATATTTATAAAAAAAGGAGGGTGTTACCCCTCCAAATCATTATTCCATTCTGTCATGTAATCGTGATCACCAAATAAGTAATCATCATACTCTGCTGCTTCTTTGTATGCTTGTAGAGCGTCTTCTGCTTTTAGGCAGTTACATTTACAATTACCACTACAAAGAGAATCCAGCGAAGGTGTCTTTGGTGACATCTTGCTTGATTCCTCCAACAATGTAGGACTCGACTTCGGTTTCTTGTGGTGCCACTTGAAGACCTTTTGAAGAGATCCAATGCTCTGTCCAAGGAAGTGGATTATTCTTTGCTGGGATGTCATAGATCGGTTTAAGTCCAATTGCTTTCATTCTACGATTGGCAATCCATTCGACATACTGTTGCAATAGTTTGTCATTCAAACCAATCATTGATCCATCTTTGAACAGATACTCTGCCCAAAGTTTTTCTTGGTTTACGGCGTTCTCAAAGGTCTTGTAGACCCACTGCTCTTCTTCTTTGGCAATACGTGCCATCTCTGGGTCATCACCTTCCTTCCACTTATTCATAATATTCTGAGTGATGACCAAGTGCTGATTCTCATCTCTAGCAATTAGTGAGATGATTTTTGCACTTCCTTCCATAAGCTTGAGTTCGCCAAATGCAAAACTGCAAGCAAATGACACGTAAAAGCGAATGCCTTCAAGAATATTAACGTTTGCAACTGCTCTGAAGAGTTTGCGCTTGAGTTCATACCTTGCCTCTTGTGCGTAGGGGACTTGCTCTAATGCATGTTGCCATTCGTCAGAATTATCATAACGATGTGCTGCATTGATAAAATCGTTATACGCTTGAGTCACACTCACTGCACGTTCCATAATGCGATCCTCTTTGAGGATGGTATCAAAAACTTCCGAAGGATCGGAGTATACGTTTTTGATAATATAAGTGTAGGAACGTGAGTGAATCATTTCCATGAACTCCCACACTTTCATACAAGCCTCCAGTTCAGGAAGGGAGCAGTAAGGCGCGAACGCCATACCAGGTCCACGACCCTGAACGGAATCCAGCATAACCTGATACTTCAGGTTGCTAGTGAAGATATGCTTTTGCTCTGGACGTAGCATGTGATAATCGCTACGATCCTTTTGCAAGGAGACCTCCTCGGGTCTCCAGAAGTATCCCAACTGCTGTGTTGTTAATTTGTCGAAGATTGGGTATTTGTAAGAGTCATATCTTTGAATTCCTAGTGGTTGTCCAAAAAACATTGGTTGCTTTTTGGTGTCTACTTCACTGGAGTTAAACACTGTCATGGAATCTACCATGGGTTTATCCTCCAAACCTGTCTTAAATCTTACAAGACTCACAATCTTCCTCCTCTGCGTTTTCTAGTTGAGAAATTAAACTTTCAAGAGACTCTTTGGTTTCTTCAACCTCATCAGTCTTGAAATCATAAGTATTTTGGTAGTAGGACGTTTTCCATCCGTACTTATATGTAGTTAACAGGTCTTGTGCCATCACGGAGACTGGCACTTCATTGTCAGGATAGTTTAACGGATTATAAGACCAGTTGCCACTGATTGCCTGATCAAAGAACTTCTGCATCACAGAAACAATATTAATGTAACCACGATTGGACTGCATATCCCAAAGAAGCGTATAAGCGTTCTTAAGAGACTGATATTGAGGAACAATCTGCTTAAGGGGTCCTTTCTTACTCTTCTTAACGGACAAGTATCCTCTAGGTGGTTCAATTCCGTTTGTGGCATTTGACACAACGGAACTGCTCTCTGAAGGCATTTGTGCGGACAATGTTGAGTTCCGTACCCCATACTGGAGTACCTGTGCCCTAAGACCCTCCCAATCATAGTGAAGCTCATTTGGCACAATCTCATCTACTTCCTTTTTGTATGTATCAATCGGAAGAATTCCGTTGGCATACTTTGTTCGGCTGCTATACTCACAAGCACCTTTTTCTTTTGCAAGATTAACAGTTGCCTGAATTAGATAATACTGGAATGCCTCAGTAAGATCATGTACTGATTTCCAGGCACCAGGATCGTTGTATGAATGCCCGT